TAAATATAAAACAGGATTTACTTGTCTATCAACAAAAAACTGCGAGGGTTTACCAGTGCTTGTTTTATTTGGTAAATTTAAATAAGCACTACGAGATATCCTATCTACCGAAGTATCCGTATTATTACGACGGATAACCATTTCTAAGATATCTATCGTGTCAATACCCAGTGTATAATTAGCTGTTCCTGCTGTTAAAGTTGTGGTAACTTGTTCGACAGTAAATAAATTTATCCCTCTATTAGCCCATTCTGCTAACATAATATTTAAGGAACGACGTGCGCTTCTTAAGGAATACCCTGTTTTACCTTCACCCCCACAACGCTCGTAAGCCTCATCAATGGCTTCAGCTACGTCTATATTGAAGTCTCTAGAATTAGAAACAGCCATTACTTATCCTTCGCATATAAATTATCGAAGATCTGATTTACGTCCATTGTATAGTCTAAATCTGACTTTGAATAGTGAATATGCTGTGAGGGTCTAAAATCAGGTGGTCCTTCTCCTGTTGCAAACCAAGCAGGATGCGTAACACGAACTCTGTTATTCGGTAAAGCGACTATATTTCCTGTCCACTTACCAGCATCTAAAAGCTCAAGAACATGACTTTGTTTATGTTGAGCTGGATCATCTGCAACTTCGCTTTCTGTATAATCTACAGTAAAGTAATATTTTGCTGGAAAAAATTGACCATCTATTTTAGCAAGCCATGGGCAAGGATGAGCGCGGTCTAAACGATAAACTGCGTGTGTATGTGACATACAATCCCACGGCTGGGCAAAATGAACAGGCATAGGCTCTGGCCATTGATCAAAAGGAGTATCACCAACTAATGCTGTTATGGGCATTCTAGCCCACATTGCTCCCCCATGAACATTAGGTTCATCTGTGTCATCTACTTCGAAACCTGTAAACAACACTTGAAAACTTAAACAACGACTGGGCATCGTTGTTACTGCAATAGCCATAGCGTGTAAAAACTCACCATGGTATTTTGCATGGTTATGCGTGTACTCTCTACGCACCCAGCATTTAAAGTGCGTGATGTTACTTTGAAGATAAGGCAATTTACTTCTTAGCCTTAACTCTTTTTATGGCCGCATTAAGACCGCCAGAAGCACCGCCCTTAGATCGTCTCTTAACGCCGCCCATAGCACCGCCCTTAGATCGTCTCTTGACACCACCCATAGCACCGCCTTTTGCCATGCCTTTAGGACGACCGCCGCCCATCATTCTACCGACAGCTTTTTCATCAACCATGCCGCCCATAGCCATGCCAGTTACATCCATCGTTTTTCCAGGATTTAACTCCTCAATAACTTCTTTGGCTGCTGCAATATCTTTAGAAGTTAATTTTCCTGTTTCTCGTGATTTAGCTAATTTTTTAGCTGCGTCATCACTTTCAGAACCACCTCCTGAACGTCTTCTAACGCCACCTCTCATGCCGCCTTTCGCCATTCCTTTTTTCTTCATCATGCTTTTTTCCTCTTCTTCCTTCTTAGAGGTTGTACATTACGAGGCTTCCCCTTAGAAGGTTGCCCTAACTTCACTTTCTGCCTAACTCTACTTCTTTTTTCACTAGCTGACAATTCACCAGTTGTTTTAGGAGTTTTAGAAGAAATACGCTTGGAAGGGCGACAATAAGGAGTTCCGCGTTTTTCACCCTTCTTTCTGCCACATTTCTTGCCAGTGCGTACATCTTTCCAATCTTCTTTAAACCATCTTTTTAAAGCTAATCCTGATTTTGTCTTACGAACAGCCATAATTAACTCACAAAATCTTTGTCACTTTACGTCTATCATTCATAACCTTACCACAGCCCCTAGCAATATTTGGATTTTTACTAGGACGTTTTGCTGTCTGATTCGCAAGTGTTTTACCATATCCTCCGTTGGAGGCTTTAGCAACTTTCTTCTTTTTGCTACCTTTGCCGTAGTTAGCAGCACCAACCTTTCTACATTTAGCAATAGCACCTGAAGCATAAGCACTCGGAAATACTCTATAACGAGCTTTTACTTTGCGATAACAAGCGTCTTTAGGCATTTTTGTTAGCCCTCCTTATGCTTTCTTTACCTTGCCGAAATATACGTGCAACTTCGGTTTTTCCCATAACTTTAGCTCTTTGCTCACCAACTGTCAGTATTTGTATTTTCCTAGCAAAAGGTTTCCTAACTTTTTTAACTTTAGCTACTGTGGCTCTAGCATCAGCTGGAGTAGCAAACTTTATAGATACTGTATCCTTCGGATTCTCATCCGTATATAATCTTCTTCCACTACCCTTTGGCTTTTTACCTGTGCCTTTTTTAGGATCTTCTTTTCTTTTTACCATAATTTTTAAACTTTTTATTTTTTACTAAAGTCCCTAAAGACTTAGCTTGTTTTGCATGTAATTTAGATGCTTTTTTAAGACCTTTTATGACTTTTTTAACCCTTCTTACGTGCATTTTTCCTTTTCCCTGCGCAATATGCTTTTTCGCTAAAACCTTTAGGTTTTTTACAGTTTATAGACCTCTTTCTTTTAGCACTCCACTTTTTCTTTTGTGGAGGCTTAGATATCTGTTGCGGCATACTTCCTCTAGATATCGTCAAAACAACTTCTCTAAGCCAGCAACAACAATAATTAAAATACCAATGCCATAGATTTTTTTATCTAAATCTTTTAATTTTTCATTTTGTTCTTTAAGACGTTCTTCAATATGTTGATATCTTATCAAACACTCAGCCTCATGTTTTTCTAATTTTGATAAAACAGTTGAAGCTGCTGTAGTCTTTTTTCGAGTTGTCTTTTTAGCTGTAGCCATAATTAACACTTCCATCTTCTACGAGCTTGACGTAAACGGCTGTTAGGATCTCTTGCCGCTTTCGGAAACTTTTTCATTTGTCCTGCAGATCTAGCACAAAATGACTTACGCCTTTTTGCTGCTTTACTGCCTTTTTTAACTTTACCTGTAACTGCAGTTTTTAACTTACTTCCAGGATTCTCTCGCCTATAACGAGCGACTCCAGCTTTAGTCATTCCCGCCCCACTTTTTGTGGAGCGGAAATATTTTTTAGTTTTTGGAGGATTTTTAGCTTTTTTACGAGCCATTAATCATAACTCTTTCTGACCTGCATAATTATTGTGTAAGTATCTGCAGAAGAATGTCCAACTGTTGTGAACATAATATCTCCAGTTACTCCAGAGCCAGCATTGTTACTTAAGCCTCCAAAAGAAGAATAGTCATGGTGACCACTTTGATTTTCACCCAGTTCAATACAAAAAGCATCGGTACTAGCGTCAAATAAAATTTTGACTTTCATACCATTACACTGCCACCATATCTTTTCTATAGTAGCTCTTGTACATGTAGCACCAGCAGAATTAGTCGCTAAAGCAGATACATCTACTTTTTTGACTGCGCTTTCCCCAGTACCATCAGATACATTAGTGAACTTTAGTACAGCTGTTTTTTGACCATCGACTAGCGTTTGAGATGTTACGGCATCGGCCATGTCAACCTCCTTAGAATACTGAGTATTCTAGTTCAACTGTAAACCTTCCAGCAGTAACGTCAGCATTCACTGTAGTTGTTGCTCTTGCATAAAGATGAACATTTGCAACAGCCGCTGTGATATTAGGTACAAAAATATGGTAATTACCAGCTGTATCGTTAAAGTTTACATCGATCTCAGTAATAGATTGAGTAGCACTCAACTGTTCATTAAACGATGTTACACCAGCACCAACTACTTCAGTTCCACTAACAGCTGCATTAGTTGCTGTACCGCTTGTAGCACTCAAAGCAAGGTTTCCAGCTAAAGTCTGACCAGCAGCTGTAGTAATACCAATTAACGCCCTATGCACAAAGATTTTACTGGGTGTTACTAAACCATCAGGCGCATCTACGTTAAGAGTACCTAACTCTACAAGACAATCACCATCTGCATAAGCAGTAGCGGCAGCGTTTGTTGCTGCTAATGATCCTGCAAAAGATTGAATTTTACGTGTTCCCATAGAAACAAGCTGTCCTGTTGCATTAACAGAAAAACCAGTCTGCGTAATCGCTCCAGTCGTAGAGCTTTCATTAATTACTTGAAAACCATTTTTAGAACGGACTGCTCCGCTAAAGGTAGTAGTAGCCATTTAAGTCTCCTGTCTTGGCTAATGTCAGCTCCCCTTGAGCTGTCAGGAATTAATACTGTAAACGAAAAAAGGGCAACTCGCAAGTCGCCCTTTTCTCAATCGTTTTTATGTTAAGCTCCTTTAGAGCCAAACACACAACGTGGGTCAGAGAAGCCGAAGCTATAACGCTCACGAGCTTTAAACCGCATGTTACCAGTATCGAAATCACCTTCCATTTGGGTTTTAATCGGCGCACGTTCGAAGTGCTTAAACCCATTAGGTGCGTCCGTTTTAATAAAGAACGCATCTGTATCAGTTAGGAAGTGATTTATAGCGTAGCCTTCTGGTAACATACCTCTGCTACGAAGAGCATTGATATCGTTATCAGCAGTGCCTGTTCTTAGAGCAGACGCTAACAATCTCTCCGCAACAAACTGAAGCGAAGAAGGTATAATTAGCTTCATACCCCTAAGAGCAATTTTTAAACCACGCTCATCTACGAACCCAGAAATACTGATAAGGAAGTCTTCCAGAGAAGTTTCATTCAAATCAGCGTCAGTTGACGGCTCATTTGCAAATGTTCCTCCACCAGAAAGCGGATGAACTGTTGAACAAAGCTCAACGCCATCACCACCAGTTACAGTGTTATCAAAGGCATTATTAAGGACATTAGCTGCCTTAACTTGCTTTGTATGTGCCATAGAACGAGCCAAAGCGCGAGTATAACGAGACGCTAAACGATCGTACAAGTTATCCTCTATTGCTTCCTCAGTAATTGAAAAAGCTAATGCGATGGTTTCGTGTGTGTAGCGAGAAGTAAATGACTCTTGCGCGTCATCAAAATTTACCGCTCCACCTTCATTTTTGGTTGGTGCGCTACCAAAACCAGCAAGCATTACCTCTTCTTCAAATGCACGATCTGAAGATTCAGTATCAAAAATTTCTGCATGCTCGTTTTCGTAACGATCATATTCCATGCCAAAGAGGGCATTGAGTCCTGGCTCAAGTTCTTTGGCGAGTTGTGCTCTTGAAATAGGCATTAGTCAACCCTCCTACTTAGTGCCAGTTGTTGTCTTATACGCATGCTCGTT